GTCACCGACCCGTATGTCCCGGCTGGCACCATCTACCTCCTCCACATCCCCTCGCTCTCGTGGGTGGATGCGAAGGACTGGGGCTACGTGGAGTTCGAGGGCGCCGGGCCGTGGCGCTGGCTGCAGGGCCGCGACGCGTTCGAGACGACCTACTCGTGGTACGGGAATCTGGCGTGCCTCCAGCGCAACGCGCACGGGAGCATCGTCGGGTACACCGACACGAAGCGCTACACCCACGTTGTCTAACCTCTGACCGTGCGGGGGTGGGGGTAACCCCACCCCCCATGGAGGACTGCCATGTTTAATTTCTTTGCTCCAAAGCCGGGTCGGTTTGGCGTGGCCTCCACGCTGTTGGTGGGGCGGTGCCAGACGACGATGGCGAACGGCGTGACGTACCAGTTTGGGTCGCATCCGGCAAAATGCCTGATTGCCCGGGCGACGGTCTCGGCTCTCACGGCGCCGATTTCGTCGGCTGGCGCGGTGACCGGCGTGCTTCAGAAGTATGACGCGTCGGCGAATGCGGCGGTGGCGCTGACGGACAGCGTGAACCTTGAAACGTTGACCTCGAAGGAAGGGACGGCGGTGCCGCTCCTTACCACCTTGACGGACGCCCAGCGGACCCTTGATGTCGGGGACACGCTGCAGTTTGTCATCACGAGCGGGACCATTGACACGCAGCCGGTTGACCTGATGGTCAATACCGAGCTGTTCGTCCTCGCGTAAGTCCGGTGAGCGTTATCCTGTATAACGCCTCCGGAAGCCCCGAGCCGTCGCCGGAAATTCAGCGGCGGCTCCGGGCGCTGGACCCCCGGCTGTATCTGGAGTTTACCCCAGACTTTGCCAAGCATTGGATGGTTAAGTGTCGGTGGCGAGACGGGGACCGGCGGTGGGAGAAGGTGCAGACGGGTGCCATCCCGGAGTCGCGGGCGGCGGACATTGTGGGGTGGTTGCCAGTAGATTGCTCGGTGGATGAGGCGCCTGCCTATCTGGAGCGGTCATTGCAGACGTTTAGCCAGCGACAGGCGGACCGGGTGCTGTTCGACCTTGAGCGGTGGAATGCGGCTGGGGTGCAGGATTCGCAGGTGAATGAGGTGATGGCCGACATTGCCGAGTCGGGCTATGGGGCCAAGGATGACCGCGTGTCCGGGAACAGAACGCGGCACGTTATCATGTAGGAGGGGGCGTGGCGTCATTGACGATTAATCAGCTCATCACGCAAACCCGTCGGCTGATGGATGCGGTCGAGAGCGACCGCTGGTCGGACGACGAGTTGTCGGACACGCTGAGCTATGTGTATGACGCCGAGTGGAGTCGCCTCTTGCAGGCGGCGCCCTATTACCGCTTCCAGTCTATCAGCGTCACGACGGCGTCGGATGGCACGTTCCCGCTGTCATCCTTGAACACCGGCTCGGGGAACGCCCAGAAGAATTTCTTCCGCATTCTGTCGGTCAACGACGGGAATGTCGAATACAGCGAGGCGCGGTATCAAGATTTGCCGCTGGCGACGACCTCGTCGTACATGCCGTACCTGCGGAAGTTCTTCTATTTGGCCGGAGAGAACTATCAGGTGCTACCGACTGGCGCGGTGACGCTCAACGTCGTGGTGAATTACAAGCCGACCAGCCTGCGGGACTATGTGAATGTCGGCGCGACGGACAAGCGCGACATCCCGGTGGATTGGCCGGAGAACAGCGAGAACATCTTGGTGTACGAAGCGGCAGCGCGGTCGCTGATGAAGGGTGGCGAGAGCATGCCGACAGCCAATGCGTTTTTGCAAATGGCAAATGCCGAGCGGGCGGACTTCCTTGATGAGATTCGTCGCCGGACCATCTATCCGACCCGCATGGCCTATTCGGACATCGCGTCGGATTGGGGCGGGTGATGATTCGGGACGGGCAAGGCAGCTTTGCCGGTGGCCTGAACACCGTCTCGGACGACATCGCGCTCCAGCCGAATCAGGTGCGGCTCGCGCAGAACGCCCGACTGACGGAGTACGGCGCGTTGGTCAAGCGGTACGGCAGCGTCACGCTCGCCACCGCCAATTTGGGCGCGGCAGTCCGTGGGGGCTATAGCTGGAACCGGGACAATGGGGATGTGCAGGGGCTCGCTGTGGCTGGCAACACCCTGTACACCATCAACATGCTGTCCAATATCGGGACACAGGCGTGGACGGCGCGGACGACCGTTGCGCTGTCCACCACCGTAACCCCGGTGTTTGCGGAGTTTGTCAACCACACGGGCGCGGACGCGGTGTTTATCGCCGATGGGGGCAAGCTGGTCTACTGGGATGGCACCACGATGGTGCGGGAGACCAGCGGGGCCGCGCACACGGCCACCTTTATCACAGTCCACAACCAGCGCATCTGGGGGTGTGGGGATAGCACCTATCCGGATTCTATCTTCTACTCCAAGCTGAACGATGGGTCGAGCTTCGGTCACGCTGGGGGTGGGCAGATTGTGGTGCGGACCTTTGCGGACGAGAAGATTATCGGGCTGGCGTCGGTCGGGTCGTCGCTGCTCATCTTCCATCGGCGTGGTATTAGCCGCCTGACGGGGTTTGGGCAGGATGATACGACGGTCCAGCCGGAGGGCGTGTCGTCCCAGACGGGCACGATTGCCCCGTTGTCCATTGTAGAGGCGGACGGGGTCGCTTACTTCCTGTCGGACCGAGGGGCATTTGTCGCTAGCGAATCGTCGGTCGCCCCGCTGGGCACGCCGACCGCGCCGGACCCTATCCTCCCTCTGCTCCAGAACCTGAGTACGACCACGCTGGCTAATGTGCGTGGGGTGCTGAGCCGTCGGACGCAGGAGATTTGGTGGTTTATCCCCGGATATGGGGTGTATGTTTACCACCTCATTCTGCGGGCGTGGGCCGGGCCGTGGATTGGCGAGTATCTGACGACCGCTTCGTTATGGCCCAGCTTGGCTGGCGCCTCGGCGGAGACATATGTGATTCGCGGGGATACGAGTGGGCAGGTCACGGTGTCGGACTATGTCGGCGCGCATAGCGACGGGGCGACCACGACCAGTTTGGACAGCGGGACCCCCATCTTGATGAGCGTCCAGCTCCGGCGGCTGTATTTTGGGGACGATAGCGTCGCCAAATCCTTCCGGTTCGGTTATCTCACGGCGATAGTGCCGGGCGGGTCCACGGTCACGGTGGATTGGACGAGCAATTTCGGTAGCTATCCCCAAAAAAGTATTACGGCGGCATCTGGAGGCGGCGTGTGGGACGAGCCGGGGGCGGTGTGGGATGTGCCCGGCGACATCTGGGGGACCGCCGGTGGCTCGCAGAACTATCGCATTCAGATGTCCGGGCAGGGGTACTACGTCGATGTCACCCTCGGCCATTCTGGTTACAACGAACCCATCATCAGCCGTTGGTCTATTGACGGCGTCCCGCTCGGCAGGAGATAAGCATGGCAACCGAAGTCGGCAATCACCCCATTAACAGCTTTACGACCCCCACGACCGGCTCGGCGCTGGATTCTTCGGTGGTGCGTGGCAATCTGAACACGATTCAGGCCGCGTATGTCGCGCACGATGCAGACCCGGGCATTCACTTGCAGTCTGGCACCTTGCCAGCGGCAGGCACGAGCGGGCGCAAGTGGGTGACGGCGACGACGGTGGGGAGCCGGGTCCAGTACAAACTGCAGTTTGATGACGGCAGCAACTGGCAAGAGGTCACCGGGCTGACGTTTGCCGTGACGAACGGCCAGCCGGGTATCTATGACGCCGGGAATATCGGCACCGGCCTGACCATCAACTGGAACAACGGGCCGATTCAGAAGGTCACGCTGAACCAGACGGGGCAGACCCTGTCGTTCAGCAACGCCGTAACGGGCAGTACCTACACCCTGCTCTTGGTGCAGGATGGGGCGGGCGGCAAGTCGGTGACCCTGACGGGCTGGGACTTTGGGGACAACACCCCCATTTACAACACCGCCGCCAGCAAGAAGAATCTGGTGTCGGGATTGTATGATGGCACGGAGTATTTGGCGGCGTTCGCGGTGAAGGGCGCCTGATGCTGGTGCCCCGGATGATGGTCACGAGTGCCTATGGGTCTACCCGCATCGATTCCTTGGTGGCGGTGCAGACCCGGGCGATGTCGTGCGTGGACTCGTGGCAGGTCACGGTGGACTGGGTCATCCACAATCCCAACAACACCCTGTATTCTCTGTCGCTTTTCCTGCTGCAGCCGTCGTCAACCACCCTCTTGACGAACCAGACTTGTGCGGCGGGAAGCTACATGTACGACACCATGATTACCGGCGACCCGACTGGGACGACGAATACGACCAATGTGCAGTTTCGTCTCCAGCTTATCCAGCGGTCGGATAGCGCGGTAATTCAGACGTTCGACTCGAACACGGTCACGCGCCAATGGACCGCGTGTCCGCCCTAAGCTATGGCGGTCGGGGATTATGACCTGAAGCCATTCACGTTGCCGGTGGGAGCCCCGCTGGCAACGCAGTCCCGCAACAACGACAACCTGTTGCGGACCAAGTTTGTCGCTCATCAGGCGGATGTTGTCGCGCACCCGACGAGCGGCACACTCGCCAATCGCCCTGCGAGTACGGGGAGCTACGCCATCTATGTCACGACGGATAGCACCTATCTGTCGTACATTGATTTGCCGACGGGCTGGGCGTCTATCGGTGCTGGTGGGGCGACCGGACCACAGGGAGCGACCGGTGCTACCGGCGCAACGGGTGTTACCGGGGCGACGGGTCTCACAGGGGCCACGGGGCTTGGGGCGACCGGGGCGACTGGCCCAGCGGGTGTCATGGGATTGCCCGGAGCCATGGGCGCGTCTGGGGCGACGGGACCACAGGGAACGACTGGCCCGACGGGGGTGCCCGGCATAATGGGCCTGCCCGGCGCTCAAGGGCCGTCTGGAGCGACTGGACCGCAAGGGACGACCGGACCTACCGGGGTGCCCGGTGTGATGGGTCTACCGGGCGCTCAAGGGCCTTCTGGGGCGACAGGGCCGCAGGGAGCAACGGGTGTCACGGGGGCGACCGGCGTACCCGGCGTGATTGGTCTGCCGGGTGCGGTCGGTGCGACTGGACCGACTGGCGTGCAAGGGCCAACCGGTGTGCAGGGCGCGACGGGACCGACGGGTTTGCAAGGGGCCACCGGG